TGCGTGAGTACCAGTACCAGAGAAGTCAGTATCGGCTTCGTTAAACAGGGCTTCAGTACCAGTCTGGCTAGCATAGTGTGACTTCATAGCGAAGATCAAACCAGTAGGACCAGTCATAGGCTGTACGCCAGCTACGTCATAAGCCATCAGGTTGGGAAGAGCACGTCTAACCAGGCTGATAAGAATAGGATCATAGTTGTCGATTGAAGCGCCAGTGGCGTTCGCGTGTGTTGCTTCGAAAAGGGCTGCTTTTTCTTCACGCAGAGCCTTTTCCTGATTTTCGAGAACTACAGCAGTTACCGATCTCTTGTACGGATCTGCAATTTCTTGCAGGCTCTCGTGCTTAAGAACAGGTTCCCACTTCTTCTCTAACTGTTCAGATAAAAACATTGAAGTTTCTCCTTATTGTTGTTATAAACTAACTTTACTATTTATAATATTAAAATTTTGTACTTTTGCTAAGAGCTTCAGCATATTTGCTCATAACAGTGTTTTCAGTCAAAGAAACTTCATCTACAGAATCTTCTAATGTATCAGTAGACTCTGCGATTTCCTTACGGAAATAGTTGTCTTTAACTACCTTTAACTTGTTTTCATATGACTCTGCGCTAGTATAAGAAATATCTTCTACCATTACAGCAAACTTCTCTGCGTCAGTATCGGCAAGTCCTTCAGCAATATCAGCAAAAATATTTTGCTTCTTCAGGACTACTGATTCCTCGTTAAGATCCATGTTCTTCTGAACCTGCTCATCAAGCTTGCTCTGAAGGTCATCAATCTTAGTCTGCATTTCAGTCATTACGTCATATTTTTCTTCGGGTACTTCAATGTAGTGCTCGGTAAATACCTGCTGCATACCCTTAATGAAGGACTCAGTGATCTCGTTACGAAGGCCGTTTTCAACAGCAAGTTCGTTTTCCTTCATCCAATTCTCTGTAACATAGTTGAGGTACTTGTCGATATTCTCAACCATTTCTTCCAGTTTGTTTTCAAACTCAATATTGGCCTGTTCTTCGAGTTCTGCCTCGATAGCTTCTACTTCGTTTGCTACACGGGAAGTAACAACAGCTTCAAAGATTTCAGCTGCTTTAACTTTAAATTCTTCAGTGAGGTTTTCATCACCTTCAAAGAGAGCATTGAGATCTTCTTCGTAAAGGACATCGTCATCTACTGCGACTTCTTCCTCTTCTTCGATTTCTTCAACTTCTTCTTCAGTAATTTCTTCTACTTCTTCCTCAACGGCTTCGTCTTCTACTAAAACTTCATCTTCTTCAAGTTCAGCTTCTTCACGATGTACGTTGCCCGCAGAGGACTTTTTCATTACATCAGTTTCGCTTGGCTTGTCGTTGACAAAGTTTGCAGGAGCTTCTTTAGCGCCGTTACCTGCAGGAAGAGTATTATCTTTGCTCGCCTTAGCAGAAGCAGCCTTACCCACAGTTGAAGTCAAACCACCCTCAGCATTACCAGTACCTGAAAGGTCCTGTTGCTCAGGGGATGCGTTTGAATCGCCTTGAGTAGGGTTGCTATCGTCACGAGCAGTGAGCTTATCTTTAGGACGGTTTGCTGCACCCTCCATAAGCTCTCTGATTTTAGACTCTACACCCATTGTTTTATCTCCTTTTACGGTTAGATTTAATATAGTCTTATATATTTATACAAATTAAATATTAGATAGCCTATTTAAAAATTCGTTGAAAGCACGTATTTTGGCCTCAGCGAGGTCTTTACTGCTTGCTTTCTTAATAAACTGCTGTGTTTCTTCGATTTCTCTTTCTTGCCATACACCTTTAACAAACACCCATTCTCTGCCTTCCATGATGCCCTGTACATAAGCATCTGGGGCTGAAGGGTCAGCAACAATATCAGCTGCTGTGGCAAGCATGAAGTCGTCTTGTACTTCATTAATGCCTTCGCTGTTTTCTTTCAGTGAGCCAAGACCACGTGAAGAAACACCAAGTCCTGCACCTTCTTTAATTAGGCTTGCGGCAATGTTACCCATAGGAGTGTCAAGGATCTTAGCCTTGCCTATCCAGTTATCGCCATCTTCTCTAAGAGAGGTAATCATATGTGAAACACGGTCGAGATTAATATTAGGACCGTCTGGGTGCCCAAGTTCTCCGTATGCTCTCTTAGTGTTGACCTGTTCCTGCATATAACGGTCTACTTCTTTCGCCATAATCTCTCTGGGATAGACACGACCGTTTCTGTTTTGTAAGTTAGACTGTAGAAAGACGCCTTCGATATAGAGGCTCTTCTTGCCTGACTCTGATTCTTCTACAATAAACTGTAGGTCTTCGTTAAGTTCTTTTATTAGTCTCATTAGCCTAGACTCCCATCAGCACCTTGGTGTTGCTGTGAACCGTAACCTGATACTTTAGCACAATCAACTATGACAGTTCCGCCGTTGCCGCCTGAAATAACTACTTCGATGTCTTGGTCATTCTCATCTGTGTCTGCCCAGCCGTAAAAATCTAAAGTACCTGATTCTGTCAGTTCGTATAGAATTTTACTATTGCGCTGAACATATGCACGAGCTGAAGCAGATAATGTCCATTGTAGTCCTTTGATATTGACAGCAGGGCTTGACTGTGTTTCTGTTGACTTTTTTAAATCTGTTGCTAAAGCGATAGTACCTGTGGCTGCTGTGCCTCTGACGGCCACAACGCCTTGGACCTGCGTCAACTTTAGTACATCTACTGTGACCGCCATCTATTTTCTCCGTTACTTTTTCTTTTTGTGGTTCATGTGAGATTCTTGAGCAAGGACTTGTACGCCTTCTTCAGAAATCTCAACCTGTTCGATACCATGTTCAAACATAACCTTATACCAAGCAACATTGCCTTCATCATCTGGAATGGCGTGTTCGCCTGTGATAGGTGTACCTTCACCAAAACCTTCTTTGAAGATCTTAGTAGCACACATATGCTTGTCGCCTTCTAATGAGCCTTTTTCGACTCCATCCATTGGCGCCTCTTGGATATCTACCTCAACGCCTTCTCTGAATTGTCTAAACGTCTTCATTATCGTCTCCTGTTTCGACTGTTTCAGGCTCGGCGGCAGGGTCTACCTCAAGTATATGATCTTCACCATCTGCCAAACCCATTGCTTCTAATTCTGGATTCTTAAAAACACTTCTCGCAAGTTCTGCTTTATAGTCATTTAGAGCTTCTCCCGCTCTTGCCTGCATGATATTATTAAACTTGTCTTGCACTTCACTGGCCTTACCTTGGGCCATAGACTGCATCATGTCTCTGATTGCTTCTTGTCTATCCATCATTGTTCTCCTGTATCTTCACCAGCAGCCTGTTGCTGCATTGCCATTTCGTGTTCTTGATCCTGAGTCATAAAAGGTTCTTCCATCTGCATCTGCATATTGATTTCTTCTAACTGTTCATCTGTAAGCATAAGTATTTCTTTTTGAACATACTCCTTACTAAACAGTGCGCCAATATAAGAAGAAGCACCTTGTAAAACTTCAAATCTACTTCTCAAAATCTCCTGATTCTTCGATTCAGTATAGTAAGCATCTTGTGCATACACATACTTAATATTGTCTCTATGTAGTTTCCAATCATCTTCTGTCATAATATTCTTAAGGACTAATTGCGTCTTTAACATATCATCAAACATGGTTGAAAACTTCTTTCTCAACTTAGAAACAAACTTGGTAAACTTTAGTTCATCTCTGTTAATCTCAGCTGCTCGGCCAAAGTTTAGGCCTGCTTGCTGCTCTAATCTTGATACAGGAACATTCAATGACTGATATAACTTCTTCTGGAAGTATTCTATATCTTCTATCTGTCCTAAATTCTGTCCTGCTGGCAGTGTGTCAATCTGTGTTCCTTGACTGCCTTCTCTACGTGGAAGCCAAAAGTCCTCCAACATAGACATAAACTTCTTATCGTCCCTTATCTCACCTGTGTTAGCATCATACACTAACTTGTTACGATATCTATCCATGATATCCTTCAGGTATTGTTCTGCTCTGTTGCTTGGTAAGTTACCAACGTCAACATAAAATATTCTACGTTCTGGAGCGCGTGTAATACGATAAATTACTGCTGCGTTCTCCATCATTCTGAGTTGGTTAGCTGGTCTAATAGCCTTATGTAGGTAGGACAAAGGAATATTTTTGTCCTGATCTATCAAACCACTCGGGCAATACACTATTGCATCCTTTGTAATTTTTAGAGAGCTATCGGTTTCAGCTGCTCTATATTGTCCGGGTTTATTTGCTATACCCTTTTCATTATATAAGAAAAATTCTTCTGTGCTTTTAATGAAAGAAACACCCTGTTGGTTTTTTTCTTTCTTTACTTCCTTGACCTTCGTCATTTTACGAGGATCAATATAACGTATGTCTTTTATACCGTCTTGAGGCTTTTCAGTATCAATTACTTTGTGAAAGTACATTCTACCATCAATGTACCAACGTCTAAAGTAATCTTGAGCCCTATCATTAAACTGTAGTAAGGACAAAAGATACTCAAATTCTGAATGTATTTTGTTCTTAATACTGTTCGACAAATCTACATCATCTAAGTCTAACTTCAATGGCTTTTCATCATCAAGGTTAGCAATACTATCATTCACAATATCTTCAATAGCAGCATCAACATCGGCCATCATGGCAATGTCTCTGTAGCGCTTAATTAACTGTGCTTCGGTATTAGCAACGCCTTCAATATCTAAGTAGGTGCCGTAATAGCCACCTGCTCGTATACTTTCAACACCACCATCGTCCGTGGGTGCCACAAAGGATTTCTCCGTTTGTGGCACCTTAGCACGAGTTATTTCAAACCCAAAAATATTCATATTATATTATCCTAATTACGATTAAAAGTTATCGTAATGCTGGAACTGGAATGTTACCGTAAATTCTTCCAGTATGTCATTTTGCGAATATGCTAATGCAATCTCACTCATTTGTATTGGGAACGCATTACGTAGGGTGTAAGTACCACCAGGCAATACGTCATCATTTCTATCTAAATGCTGTACTACTATATCTGCTTGATAATCAGAGGGAGTAAGAATCCCTGTGTTTTCAGCAGTAGAGTTCATGCCTTCCATCCACTGTTCCATAGGTCTACGTAGAGACTGCTCAGTGTCGTTTACTATAGTTACTGTCCATGGATCGAAAATACGTTCACCAGCTAGTTTAACCTCACGACCTCTGTACTGAATAATCGCTGGGTTAACAGTGGATGCCGGGACTGCCGCCCCGGTAACCAATAAGCTGTATGAAGTATCTACACCTGTGACATAACTAGGAAAGCCTAAAAGCACTCTAAACTGATTGGGACGCGCACCACCAGCTCCAAGTCTTGCTTTAAAATCTGTGATATTCATTTATTTTATCTCTCCTGTTTTTATTTTATTTATACGCCTTACGCGCCAATTTCTTCAAACTGAATTCCAGTGCGAGTCGCTACAAAGTTCAGCTGAATAAAGTTAATTGAACGAGCTGGCTGTATGAAAATGTCTGCAACAAAAGAGTTAGAATCAATAACTTGTTGTGTATTGTTTGAAGCATCACACACAACACGGAAGTTATAAACACCTCTTCTACCCTGGACATCTCTTAGGAAAGGTTCTACCAGATTCTTAAATTGTGCTCTGCTAAATTCATCATTGAATTCAAACAGTTGGAACTTAGAAGCTGTTGCTATAGCCTTTTCAAGTACAATGAACAGTCTGCGTACATTGATACGATCAAATGCGCTTGGTTTTTCAAGCAGAGTTTTGTCACCAAACAATACAATACCTGAACCAGGGAAGCCTACGATTGGGTTTACACCGCCCCTGTAAAGCTCATCTCTGTCAGCTTTGTTAGGTGAGTAAGCAAGCCTAACAGCGTTCTTTAAACGTCCTCTGTTATAACCTGCAGGAGAGAACCAAGGATCTGCTTCTGCGTCAGTTCTTGCACACAGTCCAGCAGTATCACCGTTACAGGGAATCCACAAGTAACGATCGTAATATCTATCGTACATATACTTCCAACCAGAGTCCATAACAGCGTATGAGCTTCTAGTCAGTGAAGCACCTGTAATGTCAGCAAGAATATTATCTTTTTGACCTGAAGTCTGACCTACTACTGAAGCCTTATCAGGAGACAAGAATACAACACAGTCCTTACGAACGTCTGCTACATTGTCAATTACTGATTTAGCATTTGATACTGCAAGGTCACCACAAATAATTAGGTTTACATCTACAAGTTCATCATTAGCAAACATCGTATACGCTGTTGCAATTTCTGATGCTGAAGGTGTAGGATCTACACCGCCTGATAATGTGCCTCTAATTTCGCTAGGAGTCAAAGTAGTTGTATAAGTTTTTAAACTGTAGCTAAGATTTGCTGTTGCTGTAGGAACTGCCCAAGGTGCTTTGTCTGCTTCTGCTGCTGATGAAGGGTGATCCATCTGCCACAGCCATTCAGAAGTATCGTTTACAACAGTTTTGTAGTAGTTACTTTCACCAAAAGAGTTTTTAGCATCTGATGCTTTAGAAACACCCTGGAATTTTTCTAATACAGTGCCTGCTACACCTGTGATGCTACCGTTTGAATCAACAACAATGATATGTACTTCGTCACCAGCAACACCTGCATTGGTTGCCCAAGCAGTAGTACCGGGAGTGTAGTCAAACTGTGCCAAGTATTCCCATTTACGAGTAACAGTTGCTGTTGTAACTGCTACAGCTGCATTTGCTGCAAGAACAACATTATCATCATCTGTTACAGCCGAAACTGTGCCAATAAGAGCACCAGTTGAATCATATACAGTTGCCCCTACATAAAGTTCAGTAGTAGCCGCACCGTCTGCTGCTGCTGAAGTCATTGCAGTGGATGAAGTAGTTGTTGTCCAGGTGCCTGTAAGAGCCTTAGAAGCGTTTGCACCATCAGTCATGCCAACAACAATGCCATTACCTCGAACACCTGCATATTTGGCAGACCACATACCCTGTGCATCAGAGTTTCCGCCTTCGTATGTTTCTTGGTATGAGTCTTGGTTTGTAATTAAAACAGCAGTTCCTGAAACAGAAGCATTACGTGCTGCTGAGTCAGACGCCCTGATTACTTTTAAAGCACCAGTATAAGCTAGAAATGAAGATGCCGCAAAGAAAGTTCCCGCGTCCGCCGCTGCAGGTGGTTTGCCAAAGCGATTGACTAGTTGATTTTCAGTGCTGACATCGACGATTTCATCTATAGGACCCCATGTAAATTTTCCTGCGACACCCCCAATAGAAGTGCCGACCGCAGGAACAACAGAGGTTAAATCTGTCTCTGTTACCTGTACGCCAGGTGATAGCTGAAAAGCCATATTTATTCTCCTCGTTTTAAATCAGACATAATTTACTTACGTTATTCATCTGATTATTTATAAGTTTTAGTATTTGTATCCCAATTCTTTAATTTTTGCTGCATATGATTCGTCTGTAATCCAATAATCTCCAGCAATCACTTCGCCTTTATCCTCCTCATTTGATTTTACATGAACAAATGGGGTAAGTTCTTGTGAGATTGTTTTCATTTCTTTGTTATACAGTCCTTCTCTTGTGTTTACATCTACTAACTCTTTGAAGAATGGCATAGTAGACAACCAACCGAACAACACCATACACATTACTAAGTCATCGTGGTAACCTTCATCAGCTTGATACCCCTGACCTTTCTCAATAAACGTAGAGATTTCGTGTATGATCTCTGCGTCAAATACTAATAGTTTCTTTTCTTCCATAAGAGACTTAAAGTTAAAACACCCCTGTCTCTTTACTTGTTTAGAGGTATTAACACCTAAACGTGTAGACCTACCAAAGCCAGGTGTAACATACTGTCTGGCCTTCTCTGTCACCGTAGTGAATAGGTTTTCATACTCTATTTCTTCGTGTAGAATTTCAATAACCTGCCCGCCAATATCGTTATTTTCGCATAATATGTAAGCATTATTGAAGTCTCTACCTAACTTTGAAATCACCTCAGGATACAGCAGAGGTGCTATCTTGTTATTTCTAAATGTTGCTACTACTTTATACGGCATTTCTGTGATGTCTAAAACAACAAAAGCAGAATAGTCACCGCCAATGCCACGTGCAGTATCAACAGTAATACAGTAATAATG